TGTTTTAATAGAATTAAAGAAATCATCAATTTTTTGAAAAACTGTAGTTACACTTAAGGTTTGTCCAAAAGCCGCTTCTTCAAATAAGACTTCTCTCATTTCCTTTTGTTCTTCAGGTAATGTTGGCGATAACATCATTCCACCAGCATCATACGGAAGCATAATTTCTTCAGTAGTAAGAGGAATTTCCATTGGAGTTAATCCCATCTTTTCTGCAATATATTCTCTGACTTTATGTAATGAATAATTCTTAACTGTAAGAACGCAGTTAAAACCTATTCTACCTTTAGGAAATAAAATTTTGTAAGCATATTTAACTGCTTCTAAAGTTTTAGGTACAGTAAGTATATCTTCTCCCCTTTGGTCTCTGTAAACAGCACCATCGTGAGAAATACCAACTTGAAAATCTAAACTATCTAACCAATCAACAATCTCAGGAGTGAGCATTGATGCGTTAGTAATAATATTAAATTCTGCTGTAGGATATTTTTTTCTTAATCCTTCGGCTAATACTTTTAAAACCTTAATATAAACTAGCGGTTCTCCACCCCAAAATTCCCATCTCGTTTTATTTCCGTCTCCTTTGAACCAAGTATCTAATTCATCTAAAAACTTTTGTGCTTCAACAGGATTGCCTTGAAATGAATTTGGTACTTGTGTTGCTTGGTTACAATAACTACATGCGTAATTACATTTTAAACCCATCTGAATTTTTACGTTATTTGGCTTATCAGATTTTTTTGCAGGGTTACTTGGAGAGTTAGGAATCCACTCGTGAAAGTGTCCTTTAGTGTATTCCATGTTTATACTCTCTAACGATATAGGTAATCCATTCTCTGTAAGTTCAGAGGTATGAGGTTTATACATTAAATATCTCCAACCCTTTGGGTATTGAAGATGAAATTTGTATTCTGGTGGATTACTTGTATCGTAAGTCTTAATTACTTCTGGCTCTGTCTTTTTCCAAGAAGCGAAGTTGTATGTAGTAGTCATGTTTTTGTTTCTCCATATTGTTCTCCCCTTACTTGTTTGTTTTATTAATTACCTAATTGTAATTTTTCTAATTCTTCAACTGGTGTGTAAGTTTTTTGACCACCCTTTAATCTAAATCTAATGTTAGTTATTAAAGCTACTTTCTCATCATTTTTGTTAAAGCATGGAAATGTTGAGTGTGGTGCATGACCACTAAATATAACCATTGAACCAGTTTCTAAAACGTGAGGAAAAAATGCTGGTTCTTTCCTAACCATAAAGTCTGGCATAAAATTAGTTGTTGGGTGCCAAGCAAACGAACCTGCATACTTATGAATTGTTCTATCTACATTAACGTATGGATAATAAGTTATAACTAACTGATTACCATGATGAGCATGAGGTAAAGACCATTCTGCATAACCCTCAACATTACCCCACATATTAAACTCAACGTCTAAATCTTTATAATCTATATCGTAATGAGTTTTTATATAATGTTCTAAATTACTTTTAACTTCGTTAAGTAACCACAATAATGCCTTGTCTTTATAGAGTAATAAAACATTAGCTGGTTTGCTGTGTTTAAAATCGACATTAAAATTAAAAGTTTTTTTAACGTGGTCTCTTGCAATATTTGCTAGAGATTTATTTATCTCGCTGTCTGTTTCATATTTAATTGTATGAATATGACTTGTCCAAAGATTATTAGGTTTATGGCTTACTTTCATTTAATTGTTTAATTTGTTGTATTGAAAAATAGTTGGCATTTAATTTTTTTTCTTTTGGAATAATTTTAACATTATGAATCCAAACTATTTTTTCGGATTTTTCTTTACTAAACGGAACTGTCATGTGGTTTGCATAAGAAGGAGAAATAACCATTAATCCTTTTTGTGTATTAATTTTAAATATTTGATGTTCTTTTGTAATTGGTCTGTGAAGCATCAATGGGTTTGGGTTTAAGAAAATAAATTTCCCACCATCAACTTTTTCATCAGCTTCTTTTTCAACGTAACTATAATATGTTGCAACTAAATCAGCACCTAGATGTCTATGTGGAAATGCAAATTCCTGATTTGTCTCTATTCTAACATTTGCATTTAAAGAAATATCATACAAATCATTTTCAATTTGTAGCTGTTCTTTCATATAAATTCTGACACCTTCATTAACCATCTGTGCCAGTTCAATAACTGCTTCTGATTTTGTTATTTGATATATAGTTGTAAAATCTTCTTTTTTACTAGAGGGATTTGCACCAGTATATTTATCACTTTCTCTAGCTATCCTACTCAACTCCTCGTTAAAATTTGGTTTTATGTTCCAATAAATAAGAGATAATTTTGTAGGAAATAACTGCCTATGGTCAATAGACCCAACAGTTATCATAATACATCAATACTTAATTGTGATGTGTTTGAAAATTCATACATACCAACTTCAAGAGATATTTTTTCTCCAGCAGTTAAATTAGTAGCATCTAAAGTTACAGTTGTTGAACCATCAATTAAATTTGTATCTTTTTTATTTAAGACACCAATATTTGAATTTATTACAACTCTGTAATTAGCTGAATTATCAACTGTACCTGTTCCTCTGTTAATATAACTTATTTTATAAGTTTCTTTTGTATCAGCAGATATAGTTGATGAACCTTCAATTTTAAATTTAGGTTTATTATTCCTATTAGCATTTAGTTCAATAACTTCTATATCAACTCCTGATGCAGTAATGACATCACTAGGAGTGGCATATAAAGAAATATCAACTTCTGAAAAATCAGTAGCATGAGGTTGCAGAACAATACTAAATGGTAAATTTATTTTATGCTCTGCTGAATAAGCATCACATGATTGTTTAGTTTTTCTTGTAAAATTATATAAATTTATAATATCTCCAGTTAAATCTAAAAACCATTCTCCACTAAGAGGATTAACAACAGAGTTTGCAATAAAATAAAATCTAGCAAATTGAGTATTATCTGCTCTGCCTCTAAGATTATCTATTGTTAAATCGATTTTCTTTTCCCCAGAAGTAACAGTTATTTTATTATCTGTGATATTAAAATCTATTGGTTCAATATATTTATGAACTTGTTTAGTATTTATTCTATAAAACTTTTTCATTTTTTTCCTTTAAATTTAGCCGTCAGTTGAACATGCACAAGCACACGCACACGCACAGTTACAGTTACAGTTTGTTCTACAGTTAAAACTTCCACAATTACAGTTTTGAACTGTTCTTGATTGATAAGTTCCACCTAATTCATCAGTTGATGACCAACCGCTAAATATATTATCAACACTTATTGGTTGGAATGAAGATGTATAACCACCAGCACCATCGTAAGCACCATTGTTTGCACAATTTGTTGTTGGTATTCCTGCAAAACCATAACCTGCCCACTCCCACCAATTACCATTTCTAGGTTTTTTTAAATTAATCGGTTGGTTTACTACTGTACCAGAAGCATTTTCGTAAGTTGCTGTAGTATTATATACTGGGTCTACATCTAATGCGTTTGAAGCACCTGCCGCAATACCAGCAGATAGATAACCAGCATAAGGTGTCGCTGTATTAATTACTGTTGCACTTGTTGTTGCTCTATCTAAAGCATCAATAGGAGTTCCATCGGCTTTAACCATACCCAAACTACGTGCATCAGCACCAGCATTAGGTACTACTAAATTGCCAGAACCATCTATAATTTTGGATAGGTTTCTTGCTTTTGTCATTTATTTATTTTCCTTGTTGTTATTGTTATTTAAACTTTACAAACTCAACGATGTCTCCAGCGACACATGCTTCACTTAAGATGACACTTGTGCCGTTGGTAGCTGTAAAATCTTGTACGTTAATTAATTTAATACCATTCACAAAACATTGAATATAAAGTGGTGTGTAAGCGGTACTAAATGTTGTTTGACCACCAGTTGCGGTAAAGTAAGTTTCATTAAAAATTACATCAACACCCAACTGTAATGTTTCTGCACCACCACCACCTAAAACTGTTTTTGTTAGTGAACCAGAAACTACTATTTTTGTATTTAATCTTCCTGAAGTTGCGTCTGTTGCTGAAACTGAAACAGAACCGCCACCTGCCGCCGCCGCCGCCGCAGAAGCACTAGCCGCCGCCGCACTGGCAGAAGAAGCACTATTTGAAGCAGAAGTTGCAGAAGCACTTGCAGAAGAAGCACTATTCGTTGCTTGGGTAGTTGCTATTCCAGCTTGTGTTGTGGCAATTCCAGCTTGAGTAGTTGAAGTTGTTGCCTGAGCTGTAGAAATTCCTGCCTGTGTAGTTGCTATTACTGCTTGAGCAGTTGAAATTCCAGCTTGTGTAGTTGCTGTTGTAGCTGAATTTCCTGCCGTAGTAACGTAACCTTGTAATATTGCTTCCTCTGTAATTGATATTTTTGCAATTACTTCTATGTATAATAAGTCTCCAGTATTAGCCGCTTCTAATAATGTAACTGTGTTTCCACCTGTTAAAGTATAATCTTGACCTAAAACAATTCTAATTCCATTTAAGAATACAAAACAGTTTGCTTGAGCAGTAAAAGATAGTGTATTTCCACCTGCGGCTACACCAGTAAATACTGTCTGACCATTAGTTGCTGTATATCTATAAACATTGATTAATGCAGAGACATAATCAGAAGCAGTTTGCCAACCACTTGAAGTATAAATTAATAATTTTTGTAATGTACTGTCAAACCACAAGTCTCCTATATCTAAAGATGTAGTTGGTTGTGTTGCTGATACTCTATAACGTGCTACGAAATCATTTACTGAATTTATATTTGCACCAGCTATATTTACGTTTGCGATACTACCTGAAACTAAATTTATATTTGCACTATTAGCAAATACAGAATTAATATTTGATGTATTACCAGCTACAGTATTGACATTCGAAATATAAGTACCAACCTGATTAACATTTGCAATATTATTCGCTACAACATCAATCTCTGAAGTTGCTTCATTTAAATCATCTGCCGCAGTTTCGATTTCACTAATCGCTTCTGCTAAATCATTTGCAACGGCAACTACTTTAACAATATCATTGGCAACAGTTGTAACTGCACCCATGTTAGTTGCTACTGTGTTAATATTTGCTGAGTTTGTGCTTACAGCATTAATATTTGTTGAATTAGAAACTACTGCATTAATATTGGTTGCATTACTTACTGCCGAATTAATATTCGCAGAGTTTGAAGCTACAGAATTAACATTTCCAATATTAGAAGCCACTGATGCAACAGAAGCTATATTTGTATTTACAGTATTAATTGCTGGTAAGTTTGCTGTTATAAATGCCTTATTAACTGCATCATTATCGTTTACTGGTGATGCTAAGTTTTTAATTATTCTAGATGTTGCATCCCACTTGTTATCACCATCAAGAGCCATAACCCCTGCTGTAGAGTCAATAGCTTCCTGAGACATGAAAAACATTTGATTACTGTCTTGATCTAAAATTGACTCAGTAATTGTAGAACCGTCTTGGAAGTCTACTAATCTAGCAGATTGATTAGATGATCTTTTAAAATTTATGTTTACACCGTTTGCTGGTGC